CAACTATTACGATTTTTCGTATAGTTTGCTCAAAGACGGTGGAGTAAAATCCAAAATCATTAAGAAGTATCTACCGCTGATAAATCAGCAAGTTAACCGTTATCTTCAGATGATGGATTTCTATATCAACTTCACACTTGATGAGGAATTTAACGAAACCGTCCAGTCACCTATTCATGAAGATTTCTCCTATGCTTCTTTCAGTGAAGGAGAAAAACAAAGAATCGACCTAGCACTTCTTTTCACTTGGAGAGAAGTTGCAAGAATGAAAAACTCCGTGAATACTAACCTTATGATTCTTGATGAAATTTTTGATAGTTCTTTGGATTCCACTGGAACCGAAGAGTTTCTTAAGATTATTCGTTATGTAATTAAAGATGCTAACATCTTTGTTATCTCCCATAAGACTGGTATGGAGGACAAATTTGAAAGTGTCATAAAGTTTGAGAAAGTCAAAGGTTTTTCGCATATGGTGGCCTGAACCACTCAAGAACAATGCAAGTCCCAAATTGGAAGCATCATTCCAAGAAAGAACAGAAACGAAAACTTAAACCGCAAGCACTGAGGCAAGCAAAAGCACGACTCGCCCAGTTCAAAAAGCGTCACATGGGTCGCCCAAAAGGCGACCTTTCGTTTTATAGTGGCTCCATACGAAACAAATCAAATGGCAGTCTCTCACGAAATCAAATCTCAACTTGCCAAATTGCTTGCCACTGAGGATTTGGTGGTAGAGCATAAGAAGGTTTCTACTGCCTGCTTCAACGTCCACACTCGTGTGCTGACCCTTCCCTTGTGGGAGAAGGCAAGCAACCTTGTGTATGACCTTCTAGTTGGGCACGAAGTTGGCCACGCCCTCTTTACTCCTGATGAGGATTGGACTGAGACTGCAAAGGTTCCTGCTCAGTTTGTAAATGTGGTTGAGGATGTCCGCATTGAGAAACTGATGAAGCGTAAGTATGCTGGACTTGCTAAAACGTTCTTTAATGGTTATAAAGAACTGAATGAAGAAGATTTCTTTCAACTTGAAGACGAAGATATTTCTACTTTTAATCTTGCTGACCGTGCTAACCTTTACTTCAAGGTTGGCAACTTTATCACTTTAGATTTTAACCCAGAAGAGAAAGAAATCCTTAATTTAATTGGTGCATGTGAAAGTTTTGCAGATGCACTGATTGCTGCTGAAGAACTTTACAAATACTGCAAGAAGGAAAAGGAGCAACAGCAGAAGGTTGCTGATTTTGATTCTCACGAAACTCAAGGAAATTCGCAGTCTCCTGCAAGCGATTTTGTGGAGAGTAATGACTCCTCTTCTGAGCAAGAAGGTGAGAGTGATAACTCCTCTGAAAAAGAGTCTGAAGAGTCATATGGTGGAACGGCTCAAGGTGACCAAACTCCAGTAAAATCTGAAGAGTCTAAAGATGAACCTGAAGTTCGAACAGCAGATTCTTTGGAAGATAAAATCCGAGACCTTGTTAATAATGATGGATATGAGAACGTTTATGTTCAGGTTCCTCAAGTAAATCTGGATACCGTAATTGGTAAGAACTCCGAAGTTCATAAAGACATTGATTATTCTTTTACTAATCAACAGAAACTTCATAATGAACATGCTGAGAGACAAAATTATACTCCCACAAACCTTTATAAAGAATCTGATATTGAATTTAATAAGTTTAAATCTTCTTCTCAAAAAGAAGTTAATTATCTTGTAAAAGAGTTTGAATGTCGTAAGGCAGCAGACCAGTATGCTCGTGCATCAACTGCTCGCACTGGTGTTCTTGATACAACCCGTCTCCATACTTACAAATATAATGAAGACTTGTTCAAGAAAGTATCTGTGATTCCTGATGGTAAGAACCATGGCCTGGTATTTGTTCTGGACTGGAGTGGTTCTATGGCAGATGTGATGCTTGATACTTGCAAGCAACTTTTCAACCTTGTATGGTTCTGCAAGAAAGTATCTATTCCTTTTGAAGTCTATGCTTTTACTAATGAATGGCGGCGTGGTGAGTATGATTATGAGAATGATTGTTATCTTGCTGCAGACCGTACTCCTCATTATGATAAAAAGGAAAGTATGCTCTGTGTCGATGAAACATTTGCACTGATGAACATTCTTACTAGTAAAGTTTCTGGTAAAGAATTTGAACATCAAATGTTAAATATCTGGCGTCTTGCTTCTTGTTTCGGAAATACTTATCGTTGTCCTTATACTTATCCCAATCGACTTTCTCTTTCTGGAACTCCTCTGAATGAAGCACTAATTAGTCTTCATCAAATTCTTCCTAAGTTTCAAAAAGAAAATAAACTTCAGAAAGTTCAGTGTATTGTTCTGACTGATGGTGAAGCAAACCAACTTGTTTATCACAAAGAAGTTCATCGTCGTTGGGAAAATGGCCCAACTCTTGGGACTGGATATGTCAATCCTATGGGCACATTTCTCCGTGATCGTAAACTTGGAACTACCTATCAGTTTGGATATGGGTATCATGAGTTTACTGATGTTCTTCTGAGAAATCTGAAAGATAAGTTTCCTTCAATGAACTTTATTGGCATTCGCGTTCTTGAAAGTCGTAACTTTAGTCGATTTGTTCAAATGTATCATAAATCATATAGTAAGGAATATGAAAAAATTCAGAGCGACTGGAAAAAAGTAAAGAGCTTTACTATTACTGATTCTGGATATGATGCATACTTTGGAATGTCTGCAACTGCACTCTCTCAGGATACTGAGTTTGAAGTTTCTGAATGTGCAACTAAATCTCAAATCAAGTCTGCGTTTGTAAAGTCTCTTAAAACCAAAAAACTAAATAAAAAAGTTCTTGGCGAATTCATTTCTTTAGTTGCATGAAAACTAAATTCCCATTTGACCATGTAGTAAAATATGATACTCAAGAAGTATGGATTGGGTGCAATAGTGTTGTTACTGCTATAGGACTTCCTGCACTTGTAAATCAGTACTATCCTGGTTATAAAGCAAAGATTGGAACACAGGAACATCTTGACCGACTTCGCAACCAGTTGGCAAACTGACCACTGAGGCTCCGAAAGGACCTCTTTTTCGCTTATAATGACTAGGTTGAAACAAAGCAAACGAATGGCACTCTCCTCTGACTACATCCGCACCTCCCTCCAAAACCTGTATGGCAATACTATTACAGGTGCTGATATTCGTGCCTGGTGTAATCTGAACGATGCTAACTATCAAACTGTTACTAAGAAACTTGACCAATTTAAAGTTGGCCGTGGCAAATGGAATCTTGAAGTGACTCAACAAAAAGTAGAAGAAATCGAACGTACTTTCCAAGCACCCTCTGTGGTTCCTCCTATCGAACAAAACCTCATTCCGGAAAAAGATGATACCTTCGTCAAGTTTGGCAACTTTGCTGATATTAAAAAAATTATTCAGTCCCGTCTATTCTATCCGACGTTCATTACGGGTCTTTCGGGTAACGGTAAAACGTTCTCAGTCGAACAAGCGTGTGCTCAACTCAAGCGTGAATTGATCCGCGTAAACATTACTATTGAAACTGATGAAGATGATCTTATCGGGGGGTTCCGCCTTATTGATGGGAATACTGCTTGGCACAACGGTCCCGTCATTGAGGCACTGGAGCGAGGAGCAATCCTGCTTCTTGACGAAATTGACCTCGCAAGTAACAAAATCCTGTGTCTACAGTCAATTCTTGAAGGTAAAGGTGTCTTCTTGAAAAAGATTGGTCGTTGGGTAAAACCTGCTGCTGGTTTTAATGTCATTGCTACGGCCAACACCAAAGGTAAGGGTAGTGATGATGGTCGCTTCATCGGCACCAATGTGCTCAATGAAGCATTCCTTGAGCGTTTCCCTGTGACTTTTGAGCAGTCCTATCCTGCCCCTGCTACTGAGCAGAAGATTCTGGAAGGCATCGCTCTGGACCTGCAGGTAGAAGACCGAGACTTCTGCAAGCGCCTTGTGGACTGGGCAGACATCATCCGTAAGACCTTCTACGATGGTGGTATTGAGGAAATCATCAGTACTCGCCGTCTGGTTCACATCATCCGTGCTTATAGCATCTTCCAAGATAAGGCTAAAGCAATCCAAGTGTGTGTGAACCGCTTTGACGACGAAACTAAGCAAGCATTCCTTGAACTTTATGACAAGGTTGATGCTGACTTTGTGATGCCCAGTAGTGAGATTGGTGTGTTTAATGTTGAAGGTCTTCTTGACGAACAACCTCAATCTTGATAGAATACTAGGAGGTAAATGTGCCTCCTCTTTTTGTCCTTTTACTATGAAAAAATATGTCTAAAAACTTTGAGAGTACTTGTGAAGATGGAATGAAAAAAGTTCATTATTTGGGAACAGAAATCGGCTCTGAATGTTACTCACAGAATGATGGAATCAGTCTGACTGGAAATCCTTTTTATGCACCCGATACTATTTCTTTTAATTTTAATATGCCCGAAGATACAAACAAAAATGGTTTCTGGAAATACGAAGAAGACAAAACTCTGAAGCAAGTTGAAGAGTATCTTGTTAGCACGTACAAATCTCACTATACTTCTCAAGATTCTAAGACTCAGACTCTTGATTTGATTGAGAGTATTGGTGATGCTGAACCATTCACTCGCTCAAATGCTATTAAATATCTTTCTCGTTTTGGTAAGAAAAATGGTAAATCTAAGCAGGATATTCTGAAAGCAATTCATTATTGCATTCTTCTTTACCATTTTGCTGGACTCCACAAGAACACAACTGACCGATATAACTACTGATTATTATGAAACTCTCTGATAAAACTCTTACGCTTCTAAAGAACTTCTCTTCTATTAACCAGTCAATTCTGTTTAAGGAAGGCAATTCTCTTCGCACTATTTCTGTGATGAAGAACATTCTTGCAGAAGCAACAATTGAAGAAGAACTGCCTAAAGACTTTGGTATCTATGACCTTAACCAGTTTCTGAATGGTCTTAATCTTCATCACAATGCAGAACTTGATTTCCAGAATGATGGCTATGTTGTTATTAAAGAAGGTAAGTCTCGTTCGAAATACTTCTTTGCAGATCCTAATGTAATTGTTACTCCTCCTGAAAAGGATATTGTTCTGCCTAGTGAAGATGTTTGTTTCCTTCTTGATACCAAAGAACTTGATAAACTCCTTAAGGCTGCTGCTGTTTATCAACTTCCTGACCTGTCTGTGGTTGGTGAAGCAGGTGTGGTGAAACTTGTTGTTCGCGATAAGAAGAACGATACTTCTAACGATTTCTCTGTTGTTGTTGGTGAGACTGATGAAGTATTCACTTTCAATTTCAAGGTAGAAAATATTAAGATTCTTCCTGGAAATTATGAGGTAGTCATCTCAAGTAAACTTCTGTCACGATTCAAGAATACTGGATTCGATGTGACTTATCATATTGCTCTGGAGCCTGATTCTACTTTTGGTTGATGAACATCTTTGTCACTTCCCCTTGGCCTGCTGAGAGTGCCATTTGCCTCCCCGACAAACACATTGTCAAGATGCCTCTAGAGTGCTGTCAGATGCTCTCTATCGTTGCTTCTAGTAAGTGGGGACATGGGTACGGTATTCTCCCTAAGGCAGATGGAACCCCCTATAAGACCGAGAAGGGGGCATTTCGCAATCATCCCTGCACCAAATGGGCAATGGAGAGTATCCATAATGCCTACTGGCTAATCAAGTGGGGATTGAACTTGTCTGATGAATACTGCTTGCGGTATAATAAAACTCACTCCTGTTATAAAACTCTTGTGGACGCATACTATTTGTTTCCCAAAGGTAAGATTACGGAGGTGACTCCATTTGCTCGTGCTATGCCAGAGGAATGGAAGTTTGATGACACTATTGATACATTTGAGGCATACAAAAGATACATCGCATCCAAACCTTGGGTTTCTGATAACTATCTTCGTATGCCCGAAAGAAAACCTGACTGGATTTGATTATGGACAATACGCAATTGTTAGCATTATTTCCCACTCCAGTTTTGCTTATAGATAATTTTATAAGTGATAATGAAAGACTTGATTTGATTAATCATATCAAAACTCTAGATTATCATTTGCATGGGTCTTTATCTATTAATTCTCGTAGCACTTTTAGGGGAGATAATGAATGTGCTTTGAGTGAAGAAATTGCAAATAGAATACAAGAACAAATTGATAACTTTTTGGAAATATTGGGTATATCTTCTGCAAAATTGGATAATAGTTGGGTGAATGTTCAAGGAAAAGGTAGTCAACTATTGACACATATGCATCCAAATTCTAAAGTTTCTGGGTCTCTATACTTAAATGTTGACGAAAATAGTAGTAAACTATATTTTTATAATCCAAATCCACATAATAAATTTCAATATCATGTAGATGAGACTCATTTTAACTATGATTTTATTTACATTAAACCTAAGAATTGCCAGCTAGTTTTATTTCCAAGTTGGTTGGAACATGGATCTAATGGAGAAATAAACAACACTGAAGACAGGACTGTAATTAGTTTTAATAGTAATTAATTTTTTTTTTTATATAATTATGGCAAGTGAATTTCTTTTTGTGGAGAAATACCGTCCTCAAGTAATTGATGATTGTATTCTTCCTGATGATACTAAAAAAACATTTAAGGAGTTTGTAGCAAAAGGTGAGATTCCAAATCTTCTCCTTGCTGGCCCTCCTGGTATTGGTAAAACTACAATCGCAAAAGCATTATGTAATGAATTGGGGGCAGATTATTATGTCATCAACGGATCCGACGAAGGGCGTTTTCTGGATACTGTACGGAACCAAGCGAAGAACTTCGCTTCGACCGTCTCACTTACGGGATCTTCTAAACACAAGGTCATCATCATCGATGAGGCTGATAACACAGGCAACGACGTACAACTCCTACTACGGGCGAATATTGAGACATTTTATAACAACTGCCGATTCATCTTTACCTGCAACTACAAAAACAAGATTATTGAACCTCTTCACTCCCGATGTGCCGTCATCGACTTCACCATCAAAGGGAAGCAAAGAGTTCAACTTGCAGGTAGTTTCTTTCAGCGACTTCAATCAATCCTGGATGCGGAAAAGATTGAGTATGATGAAAAAGTCGTTGCGGAACTGGTTACAAAACACTTCCCAGATTTTCGTAGGGTCCTCAACGAATGCCAAAGGTATTCTACGGGAGGAAAAATCGACTCGGGCATTCTTGCATCTTTCTCAGACATCTCTGTAAATGAACTTGTTAAAAATCTCAAAGATAAGAACTTTCCTGAAGTCCGAAAGTGGGTGGTCTCCAACCTGGACAACGATGCTAGTAATTTACTTCGCAGGATTTACGACGCCTCTTTTGATTGTCTTTCACCCCAATCTATTCCTGCTGCCGTTCTTATTATTGCTAAGTATCAATACCAATGTGCGTTCGTGGCTGACCAAGAAGTAAATCTTCTTGCTGCTCTTACTGAAATTATGTGTGAATGTGAATTTAAATAAAGGAGAAAAAACAATGAATGTAAAACTAATTCGTATGTGGTCTGGTGAAGACGTTATCGCAGACCTTATTGATGATAAAAGTGATATGGGGGAAGAAGTAATTGTAATTTCTAATCCAATTGTTGCTATTCCTTCTGGTAATGGACAACTTGGATTTGCTCCCTGGTCACCACTCTTAAAAGATAAGAATGAGGAAATTTCAGTTAAAAAAAGTTATGTAGTGTATATTGCGGATACACAGGAACAAATTGTTGAGCAATATGAGCAAATGTTCTCAGTAATTCAAAAACCATCTAAAAAGTTAATTGTTTGATAATGATTATTTCAGAACAAGACGCTCAATGGGCAGCAGATGAATTTATTAAGTATTTCTCTCAGATGGGAAATATTGAGGACTATTTGCGTTTTGTAAAAAAAGAAGTAATCAAAACGACAAATACATTAGTTCCACTTCATGATGAATTCTTTAATGAAGACATTCATCCAGAAGATATGGAATTTGATATTAAGTTTATCGGAGATCGTTTTCAGCAAGCACTTCCACAAGATTACTACAATAGTCTTTTGCAGGTTGTATC